GCACGCAACATCCAGACTAATCATGCCTCTGCGGTAAAGCTGCTGTGCAATAGCGTTCATGCCTTCCTCCCATGTGCTGCGCGGTGCAGCTTGATATGCCTGCGCTTGATGGTCATGCGTCCTCCGGGGGTGCGACGATAACGTAGTGAGTCGCTGTGCAGTTGCGTACAACTTCGTCGTGTTCCCAATCTTCTGAATACCAGCGGCCACGAGATTCAGACCACTTGCAGTCTGGAATTCTCTGCGCGCGACCCCACGGCCCTTTAGGGAACCACAGGTCAACGGCGCGGTCCTTCGGCGCGCTCTCAATCGGGAGCCAGGTCATGTCAACGTCCTCACGACAATGACGACAATGGAAAGCGCGGCCAACCCAAGCAACAGGCCAGCGACGAATCCAAACGCCGCCGTAACTGCTGCGGTTGCCACAATCAGCGCTGCAACTGCCGCGCAGTCGAACATGTATTTCATGCCCCACCCCTTGCCTTGGCGATGGCGGCGCGGGCAGCGTCCTCTGCGCTTCGGATTAGTCCGTTGCTCACATTGGATGAGCGAAGCGCCTCAAGAAGCAGCGAGCACGCTTCAAGCAACTCCGGCGCGGCGGCAATCAGGCGGGCGTTGGCTTCGGCGTTCTCGCGCTCGTTGACGTAATTCCCGGTAGGCTCGCAGTGCTGTGCAGAAGCAACGGCCCGGAATCCGTCATCCCATTCGCCGTGATGCCTGCCGGAGTAGCCTTCGATAAGGTTCGCAAAGTTGCCGTTGGAAATCCGCCACGGCCCCGGCGTGTGCTTCGTGTTCATGCGTCCTCCTGTGCGCTAAGGGCGGCGCGGGCCTTGTCTGCGAAATACTTGGTGGACAATTCCTCGCCATCCTCCAGCGAGTAGTACGTGTCAATGAAGTCCTGCGCGAACGCCCGCAGCCGCGCGTTCTCGGACAGCAGGGCGTCGCGCTCGTCCAGCATTGCGCCAAGTTCAAGCGCCGCATCGCCCACCTTAGAGACTTCCTCGTAATGGCCTACTGGGATGCTTTCAAGACGCTCATCAAGAATCCTGCGGATCGCCACCGGCTCAATCTTGTCCATGTCACCCCTCCTGGTTAGCCGTAGCCGTAGCCGTCGCCGTCGCTGTAGCCGTAGCCGTAGCCGTCGCCGTAGCCGTAGCCGTCGCCGTCGCCGTAGCCGTAGCCGTCGCCGTCGCCGTCGCCGTAGCCGTCGCCGTAGCCGTAGCCGTCGCCGTCGCCGTCGCCGTCGCCGTAGCCGTCGCCGTCGCCGTAGCCGTTGATGACCGCTACAGCCTCAACATCTACAGTGGAGGGGGCCATTACCAGCCCCCCTTCACATCCATGCGAGCGATGACGCCGAGAAACGGGATGCGAATATCGCCGCACGGGTCAGCGACGGTTTCGGATCGTGGACCGTTGCACAACTCGCCCAGCCCCTTTTTGGTCCCCCATCGGCGCAGGCTGACGGCGTTCCGGATGACCAGCTCGTCACCGTCGCGCGAGGTGTCGCCAAGATAGACAAAGCCGCGATGGGCGATAACGATCTGCTTGCTGGTCGGGGGCGCGTCTGCGGTCGGGACGTATTCGATGCCGTTGATAGTGATGGTGTTGCTCATGGTGTGATTCCTCTTGGTGTGTTGGGTTGGTGTTGCGAGGGGGGGTTACCCCTCCTGGCCGGACAGGCGGCGGGCGATGTACGTTCCGATGTAGTCATCGGGGTGCGGTTCGTCGGTTTCCAGCCAGCGGGCTTCGTGCTTCTCTGCCCACTCATTGCGTGCCTCGCACACCCACGTTGCGATGGTCGAAGCATCCACCGCCGCGCCTGCGGGCTTGGGCTGGGCGGCCCCTCGCTGTTCGCGCGCCCACAGTGCTGCCAATTCGGTAGCGGCGTGGTCAAGCGGGTCGAACAGGTCGTGAGCCGGGCCAAGTGCGGCGCGCGCCTTCCTGATGATCGCCACATTGGGGTTTTCACCGTGCGGGGCTTGCGGCTTAAACCAGCGCGGCTCGCCCTGCTCGGGCTCTGCGGTCAGTGCGAGCAAGCGACGGCGGGCGCCCTCCCACGGCTCGTTGGCGACACCACGCCCATCGTCCTTCCCGTCCAGCACTTCGTTCACCTTGCGGCACAGGGCCGCTGCTGCGTACTCATGGCCGCGCCACCACGCGGGGTGTGCAGCTTCGGTGCCGTCCAAGTCGGGGTCGTCGCCCTGCTCGGGCTTGGCTGCGTTCCGCTGTTCGCGTGCAGCACGGCGCTCAGCTACGCGCTCCAGAAGCTCGCCAGTTTCGCGCAGCATGTCCCACGCTTCCTGCGGCATTGTCCGCGGCTCGGGCTTGGCTGCGGCCACGCGAGCCAACAGTGCGCGGATGACTTCGGCGCACCGCTTGTCCTCCGGCTCGCTGTCGTCCTCCATGTGGTCAACGGCATATTCCAGCCACTCGCGTTCCTCAGCGGTGAGCATGGCTGGCTCGGGCTTGGCTGCGGGCGGGGTGGCGAGCAATGCCAAAACTTCGTCGCGGCAGTCATTCCAGCCCATAGCGTAGAAGTCATCGTTGCTATACATGCCGCTGTCCTTGATCGGCTCCGGCACCCGCGCATCGGCAGGGCGGGGGTACAGGGTGCGGATTTTGCAGCCGTCTGCCTCACACTCTTTAGCAATCACCTCGTCGGCGTCGTACCACATACCTTCCTCGGCGTAGTATACCTGCCACACGGCCTGCTCGTTTCGGGGGTCAGTCATGGCGGGGCTCCGGCTGAAATTCATTGGGGAAAACGTCATACAGAAAGCGGTCGCCAAACACGGTTTCGTGCAGGTCGGACACCTTTTCAAAAGCCTCCAACACCTCCCGCACCATGTCCTCCTGATCCCACTCCCGCTCGCCTCGCTGCCATTCGCGCAGCTTGTCTACGATGTTCATGCATCCTCCGGATGCCCCGTATCGCCTGGGCCACGCGCTCAGGGGTCAGGGGCTAACGAAATACTTGAACGTGTACCGCTTTCCCTTGTCCGTCTGCTCGACGCCAGTGCAGCGGAGGCTGCAAAGGTCGCCAACGTGCGGGATGGTGTCGAAGTACCGCAGGGTGTCGCTGTCGCTCGCGGTTTCGATGGAAAACTCGGGGTAACTGGAAATGTCGGGCTTGTTCATGCTGCAACCTCTGTGATTGGGGTGTTGTGTTTGTGCCACTCAACGTGGTGCGCCTTGCAGAGCCAGCGAACATCAAGCGGCTTGGTGTAGTCGTCGTGGTGCGCTTCCGCTTTCGGGTGTCCGCAACCTGGCATGGCTGCTTCTTTAACCGGCCGCTTCTGATTGCATTGCCGCAGGCGATATGCGCCCGCCTCTTGATTTCATTGCGCTCTAAGTACCTGTTCCTTCCTGCCCGCATCGCAGACCTTCCGCGCTCCGTCTTTTGGTACGCGGCCCGAGCCTCAACCCTGTGCGGGAGTGAGGCCCTGCCTCGGTCGTACTCCTGATACTTAGCAAGGTTCGCGTTCCTGTGGCGAGTTGAGTACTCGCGGCAGCACTGCTTGCACTTATTCAGGTGGCCGTCCTTCATCCTTGCGTGTTTGTAAAACTCGCCAATGGGCTGAAGGACGCCACACTTGAAGCATGTTTTTTCAGTGGTTTCCATGCGCCACTCAGTTAAAAGGTATGTCGTCGCTATCGAAGTCGTTCACGGGCGGTGCGGGCTTGGATGCCTGCGGCTTGTCCTGGCCCTTGCCGCCCACCAGCGAAAGGTCGGACGCCTTCAACGTGAGGTAAGTCTTACCCTCATGCTCGCGGGTGCCCGGCGTGCCAGTCACGGCAACGCTGCTGCCCTTGGTGGTGTGCTGCGCCAGCTTCTCGGCACCGTTGCTGAAGTACGCAACGTCAAACCAAAGGGTCTGCTTGTTGTCGCCCCAGCCAACGTCCACGGCCAGCGGGAACGTCAGGAACGGCTTGCCGCCCTGCGTGTAACGGGTCTGCGCGTCCTTGCCGACGCGGCCAACTGCGGTGGTGGTAATCATGCGGCCTCCTTCTGAGCCTTTTTCAGCGCGGTGCGGGTCTTGCTATCGAGGCGCGACCACACAGCCACCTTCTCGTCAGCCGTCAAGCCGGTGCGGTGCAGGTAGTCATTCGCGCCGGACGGGTCGCCCGCCTCCATGTATTCGTTCACCGTGATGACCACGGTTTCCAGACGGGCCTGCGTGTCCGCATCCAGCTCATCCCACACGCCGCCAGTGGGCGTGATGCGGGCGGGCTTCTCCGGCTCCGGTTCGGCATCGTGGTAGCCCGATTCCAGCGCCACCTTTGCCCACAACTCGTAGGCCAGGCCGAACGTCAGCGCAGCGGCAAGGCAGACGCCACGACGATGCGTGTCCGTAATGTCGCGGGCCGTGATCTTTTCCCACGGCACCGCAGCGTTACGGGTGTCCATGACCGCCTGCGGAACCTCGGGGGTCGTGGTGCCGTCCGCGTGGCGGAAGCGAATCAGCATGTACGCGCCATGCGGGGCCTTGTGCAGCAGGCCCATGTCGCCGGGGACGGTTTCGGGGAGCCAACCGGGCGCATGCTGGCGGAGCAGATTCAGCGTGCGCGACCAATTGATGTAGGACGCTTGGAAATTGCCACCGCCGATCTTTTCGACCAGCTCAGCGGTGGCAACACCAGCGAGGTTCGGAATCTCTGCCATGTCATCCTCTTAGGCCGTGGACACCGCCACGGCGCGGGCGCAAGCCTCAGCGGGTCACTTGCGCTTGACCCTTCAGAAATCGCCAAGCTCAAACCTGGCCGCCTCCGCAACGTCCTCGGGGTCGGTCGGGTCGTGATAGATGCCGCCTGACGGGTCAGGGTGGCGGCGAACCCCTCGGAGGGCGTAGCCCGTCTCGCTTTCCCACTTGAAGCCACTTGCACGGGTGAAACGGAAGTGCCCATTTGCAAGCTCCGTCACGTTCATCGCGCGGAACATTTGCAGGCGTTCGGTGTTGCTCGGGCTGCGGAAACTGTCGCGCCCACGGCATCGGGTAATCATTCGTCGTCCTCCTGAATCAGCATGTGCAGCGGGATAAGCTCGGCGTGCTGCGCCAAGAACTCCTGCTCATCGAATGCGGCTTTGTATGCGGGGTTCACAGCAGCACCTCTCGCAGAATGTCGGGGTTGCACACCATCCAAGCGATGCCCGCTAGGATGAGGTAGCAGAGCAAGCGGCTGATGCGCTCGGAGAGGGGTTCGCGGCTCACGGCTCAGCCTCCCACGCCAAATGACGCTCAAAGTTGTCGCGCAGCTCATCGGTCAGCATCTTGATCTCATCCGCCCAGAGCTCATCGGTCGGGCGCTCATCCGTTGCGGATGTTGTGGCGATTTCTCCAAACTCGCTTGCGGTGTAACTGGCAAGATCGATGATCGCGTCGAAGTTGATCTTGTTGGCGCTGTAGAGGTCGCGCAGGGCAATCGCCACTTGCGCACGGTCGCACCACCGGCTGAACGCCTCGCCATACCCGTCATCGTCGGGCGGGTTCATGTCACCGAAACCGCCGACCGTGCCCAGGATTCCGCCGTAAACCCTATATCCAATGCTGCTCATGTCCGCCTCCGTAAGCGTCAGCGCTTGACGGAAAGTAAAGCAAAGGCGTTGCAGAAAGTCAAACCCGCCTTTGCGACGGGTCACGGGCGTTTAGCGTCCGTTCAGTTTACGGGGGTTGGCTGCCCAGCTGAGCGCGGATGGCGGCAATATCGCGGGCCAGCCTATCGGCCTCATTCGCGGCCTCTGCGCGCGCCTGATTCGTCTTGGCGTCCGTGTACCGGATGCCCATCACGAAGGCCCACAGCGCCGCCACAGGGACGGCCAGGCCCACCAGCACAACGCCCAGCCACGCGCTCATGTGCCGCCCTTCATGCTGCGGGCCACGGCTAGCAGGGCTTCCTGCTGCGCGGCGGTCAGGCCGGTGATTTCGTCCAGCAAGGCCATTTGCACCGCGCTGGTGGGGACTGCCTCCGGCCCATCCCAAAGCTCCGTTACTTCGATGTGTAGCGCCTCGGCAATCTTTACGAGGTTTTTCATACGTGGGGTGCGTCCGCCTGACAACCACAAGCTAACCGTACTTTCATGGATACCCAGCCGCGCCGCGAGGTCACGGGCGTTCATGTCCGCATTATCTAGGGCGGCACGAAGGCGGGCGGGGATGGGCGTCATGTTTACCTTAACGCGGCGCATGGGCTGAGACGGGCGGATTATCCCCCGTTGGCGGTTCCTGTTCATTGACCGCTTGACATTCCGCAAAGCGCCCCTATACTCGGAGCGTGACTTAGCGCAAAGCAGGAGCGTCATGAGCTGTTTCCCCGAATTCGTCGCATGGGCCGGTTCGCAGCGAGCAGCTGCGGACCTGCTCGGCCTCCACGAATCCACGGTGTCCTTGATCGTCAACGGGAAGCGCGAGCTGCAACCCGAACATGCGCGCGCGGCTGAGCTTCGCTCCGGCGGCGTGTTCCGCTGCGAAATGCTGCTGCCGCAGGTGGACTTCATCCGCGAGCAGGGCCAGGTGGTCGCCTACCGCGTTTCGCTGGAGGCTGCCAATGACGCCTGAGCGCATCGCTGCTGCATTCGTCCATCTGCGCCTCGGGAACCTCGGTATCCCGTGCGGCCAGCACGAGTATTGGTATGCGTACGGCATGAACAGGAACACGGCGAACGAGTACGAATGGATGCCGTCGTTCGACATGACCAAGATTTTCAACTCTCGACGGTGAGGCATTGGGGCGGCTCCTTGTGAGTACGCCCCTTTTTTTGCCCCAACGCGGTTGTAACCACAAGAAACGGTTTGTAACCAAGAGATACCAACCATGATCTGTACGCAAAAAACCCTGCAACTTGGCCTTGGCGTTGTAACCAAGCCCGCAGACGCGCCGCACAAGGTCGTGGCGCAGGTCGAGTCCGAGGCGCAGGCCCTCTGCGTCATGGTGCGTGCCAAGGGCTTGAAGCTGGACTACGTGGCCGCTGCCATCGGCAAGTCACGCCCGTACCTCTCGCTGATGCTGTCTGGCAAGCGCCCCATCCCTCACAAGCTGGTCGGCCCGCTGTGCGCGGCCACCGGCTCCAACCTCCTTGCGCAGTTCATCGCCCTCCAAATCGCCCTTGAACCTGAGGGTGAGGTGGAGCGTCTGGCTGCGCTCCTTCGTGCTGCATGACCTGGAGTATCTGAAATGAAAATCAAGCCGACGAAGTACCCGTACGAGCAGTGCCTGTTTGTTGGCGATGCCGTGACGTTCCCCGCTGACAAGCCGCTGCGCTTCGTCCAGATTGCCGCCGCCACCTTCGGGCGTCGCCGTGGCATCAAGTTCAAGGTCAGCAAGGTCGCTGCCAGCGAGGGCGGTGACGGCAATCTGCTGCGCATGGAGCGCGTTGCCTGATGGACTGGCTGCGCTGGCATCACGGGTCTGTCACCGACCCCAAATTCCAACTGGTTGCCCGCAAGTCGGGCACCAGCCTCCCCGCCGTCATCGCGGTGTGGGCCTTCCTCTTGGAGACCGCCAGCCAGAACGCCGACCGTGGCGACATTGGAACCCTCGACTGCGAAGCCATCGACCTGCTCTTTGGGTTCGATGCAAGCGTGACATTGCGTGACATGAGCGTGACCACCGTGACAAGCGTGATTGTCACGGCCATGCGTGACAGGGGCCTTTTGGACGGAAATCGCATCGCGAATTGGGACAAGCGACAGCCCAAGCGCGAGGACCTGGGGGCTGCGGACCGCAAGCGTCGCCAGCGCGAGCGCCAGCAGAATCAGGCACTTAGCGAACCTGTCACGCAGCATGTCACGCAATGTCACGCAGCGTCACGCGCTGTCACGACAGAGGAGAAGAGAGGAGAGGAGAAGAGAGAAGAGAAAGAGCTTAGGCGCTCGCACGGCTCACGCCTGCCATCCACATGGCAGCCGAGCGAGGAGCAGTTGGCATGGGCGCGTTCGGAGCGTCCAGACGTTGACGCAAACATCGAAGCGGATTCGTTCCGCGACCACTGGACTGCAAAGCCCGGCAAGGACGGGACCAAGCTGGATTGGGACGCCACATGGCGTAACTGGATTCGCAGGGCGCGTGGCAACGGCAAGCCCGTGCCGAAGTCTGCGCCTCTGCAAAAGCTGGGGTTCAACTGATGGCCCGCGACGAAACCCTGATTCACGTTGAGCGCCAGGCCCTCTACACGGCCATGCACTCGCCCGCCGCCTACGCCGAAATGCGTCTGGAGGCCCGCCACTTTGCCTCTGAGGCCCATGGCGTGCTGTGGGGCTACATCGCGGAGTTGGCGACGGACAGCAAGCCCACGGACCCCGTGAGCGTGTCGGACTACGCCGAGCGTGCTGGCGACCGCCGCACCGCAACGCTCGCGCTGGACGTTGGGTGCGCGCAGGATTTGTATTCCGCATCGAATCCCAGCTACGTCACCGGCCTGCTGGTGACCGCTTGGCGCGACCGCGAAGCCATGCGGATTGCGCGCGACCTACTGGATGCCGCTAGGACGCGCAGGGAAGGCGCTGTGGACGCGGCCATTGCCTCCCTGATGGGGTTGCACCACTCGGAGACGGAAAGCGAGCACACGGCGAACGGTGCGCTTCTGGCTGCTTGGGATGCGGTGGCTGCTGCACACGAAGCGGGCGGGGCGCTGCTGGGCATCCCGACCGGCATCCGTGGGCTGGATGAAGTGCTGGGC